ATAAGAATATGATAGCAGATATGATACTTCAATTTCATTCCTTAACCCAATCAGGGATTAATAATGATGAGCGTAGTTTAGTTGTTGTAGACAATTTCTATAAAGACCCAAATGGTATAAGAAATTATACTATTAATGGTTTTAATTTTAAACCATCACAATGGCATAAAGGACAACGTAGTCATGAAAAACTTATTGTAGAAGGTACAAAAGAAAAATTTGAAGAACTTTTAGGAAAAAAGATTACAAATTGGAATTATAATTACAATGGTGTATTCCAATTTTGTGTAGCACAAGATTCACTTGTGTATCATTGTGATACTCAACAATATGCTGGAATGGTTTTTCTAACACCAGATGCACCACCAGAATCCGGTACATCATTTTACCGTTCAAGATTAACAGGTAAAACTCGTTTTGAAAAATGGGAAAATAATGGAACAAAAGAATATGATATTACTTTCCAAAATGGAAATTATTATGATAAAACCAAACTTGAATTAATTGATAAAGTTGGAAATATTTATAACAGATTAGTGATTTTTGATGCTAGAACAATCCACGCTGCTAATGAATATTTTGGAGATAGTAAATTTAACTCACGTTATTTTCATATGTTCTTTTTTGATTGTGATAAAGCTTAATAATAAAATACATGAATAAATTTTATAGTTTTCCTTTAGATTACTCAACAAACCCTTCTGAATACTACTGGTTTAAAGAAGGTTTTAATAAAGAAGAATTAGACATCATTGAAAAAGATGTACAATTAATTGCTCCACAGTATGGAACTATTGCTAGTGGTGGTGATCAGGACGATATTGCTGGTATTAGAAAGTCTACAATTCGTTGGATGTTCCAAGATCCTAAATTTGAATGGATTTATGATCGTATTTCTAAATTAGTAACAGAAGCAAATAATGCTATTTGGAAATTTGATATTACATCAATGCCTGAAGCTATCCAATATACTGAATATTATGATAATGGTGGACATTACGATTGGCACATGGATTGTGGCCCAGACGAATTAAGTACTCGTAAAGTTTCAGTAACCGTTCAATTATCTGATTCATATGAATATGAAGGTGGTGATTTAGAATTTATGAGAGGTTCAACACCAGAACAAGCCCCAAGAGGTAAAGGTGTAGTAGTTATTTTTCCTTCATACATGTTACATAGAGTAACCCCAATAACAAAAGGTATAAGAAAATCATTTGTTATATGGTTAGGAGGTTCTCATTATAGATAAAAAATATGAAAAAGTTGTTATATATAGCTCCCCATTTATCTACGGGAGGATTGCCCCAATATTTAAATAAAAAAATCCAACTATTAATAAATGAATTTGAAATTTATTTAGTAGAATGGGTTGACGTAACAGGTGGTCGATTAGTTGTTCAGCGTGATCAATTAAAAGACTTAATTCCTGAAAATCGCTTTTTTACTTTAAGTGAAAATAAAATGGAACTCATTAATATTATTAATCGAGTTAAACCTGATATTGTTCACAGTGAAGAAATCCCTGAGTTTTATATGAATTTTGATGTTGCTACTAAATTATACTCTACAGATAGAGATTATATAATCATAGAAACATCACACGATTCATCTTATGATACAACTCAGAAAAAATTCTTCCCGGATAAATTTATGTTTGTATCTAATTGGCAAATTGACCAATATAAAGATATTGATATTCCTAAAGTATTAGTTGAATATCCTATAGAATATAAACCACGTCCTGATAGAGAAGAGGCACTAAAAGTATTAGGTTTAGATCCTAATAAAAAACATGTATTGCATGTTGGTTTATTTACACCTCGTAAAAATCAAAAAGAATTTTTTAAATATGCTAAATCATTACCTGATTATGTATTTCATTCTGTAGGTAATCAAGCCGATAATTTTAAATGGTATTGGGAGCCTTTAATGAATGAAAAACCTGATAACGTTGTATGGTGGAATGAAAGAAAAGATGTAGATAATTTCTATTCATCTATGGATTTATTCCTATTTACATCTCAGGGACATGATGGGGATAAAGAAACAATGCCTTTAGTTATTCGTGAAGCTATTTCATGGAATATTCCTATATTAATTTACAATTTAAATGTTTACCAAAATTATTTTGATACATTTGAAAACGTACATTATTTAGATTCTAGTAGTTTTAATAACAATTGTGAAATTATTAAAGATATTTTAGAAACAAGTGATAAAATTGATATAAATGAAGAAGCTATAATTGTTTCAACATATCCTATTCAACAAAGTATAATAGATGCTACTAAAGAATGCATTGAAGCTTTAAAGAAAACAGGTAGAAAAATTATATTATCATCGCATGTACCAATCCCGATTGAATTACAAGAATTAGCGGATTATAGCGTCTATGATAAACAAAATATATTAACTAAACACACTTACTATACAACAAGTTGGTGCGACTATGGACACTTTAAAGTTCAAACATATTTAAAGGGAGAAAACAATGATGAGTATCATGGACCAGCAGTTTATACAAATTATTACAATGCTGCTTCATTAGCTCAAAACTTAGGGATTAAAAAATTATATTTTATTAATTACGATTATATTCTAAATAATGCTGAATTTATTAATGATATTTCACTTGTATTAAACAAGAAAAAAGCATATGTTGATGAAAGAGAATATCCTGAAGGGATGACAAGTTCAACATTTTTCTTTGGTATAAAAACGGATATGTTTTTTAAAACACATCCATTAATAACATCAGATAAAGAATATGATTCATTGATGACTCAAGTTAAATGTCGTTCAAATGGATATGAAAATATATTTTATCATTCTTTAATCCCTTTTAAAAACCAAATTTATATGGAAACAAAAGAAAATTGGGATGAATTGATTAACACAAATTTTACACATAAAGATTTTTCACGAGTTGAATATTCAACAGTGATGCCTAGTAATATTGAAAATTGTTTTGCTGTTTTTTATCAAAATTCAAATAATATTGATAGTAGAATAATTATAGTAAGCGGTGAAGAAAACGGACAAGAAACATTTACAGAAACACTTAATGTTACTGGTAAATTTTCATGGTATAGACTTTACCCATATAACGAAGAAAGTAAAATTAATATTAAATTTAAATATTACGATTCATTTAATAATAAACTTATTAAAGAAAAAGAAATTTTTATAGATAATAATTACATCCTTAATCAATTACCTCTAAACGGATTACTCGAAAAAAGATAATGAAAATTTGTCAAGTACACCCAGGTTGCGGAATACCGGTACCACCACCAGCTTGGGGTGCTGTAGAAAAAATCGTATGGGAATTTACTTGTAATCTTAGAGAATTAGGACATGAAGTAGACATTAAATATGCTGCTGAAATCCAACCAGGTGAATACGATATGGTAATGGTTCATGTATCTAATTTAGCTTTATATCTTGCTGAAAGAGGTATACCTTATATTTTTCAACATCATGACCACCATGCATTTCATTATGGTAAAGAATCAGGTGTTTATAAAGAAAATTTAGAGGCAATAGAAAAATCAATTTTTTCATTAGTACCTGCTCGTTATTTAGTTGATTATTTTGATACAAATAAAGTACATTATTTTTCACACGGAGCAGATATAACTAAATTTTATCCAAACGAAACATATCCTATAAATCATAATTTATTAATGTTAGCAAATAACGGATTAGGAGGTTATGGTTCATATGATAGAAAAGGATTTGGATTAGGTGTACAAGTAGCTATGTCTCGTAATTTACCAATTACAATTGCAGGTCCTAAAAATAATGAAAATTGGCTTAGTGATAATCCATGGGTTAAAGGATATCCTAAATTAAATATTATTTGGGAACCTTCAAACGAACAATTAAGACAACTTTATACATCACATACTATTTTTCTTCACCCTTCAGACTTGGAAGCTGGACATCCTAATCTTACATTATTGGAGGCAGCAGCTTGTGGTTTACCTATATTAGGGTGGATAGAAACGGAAACAACGTTTCATGGAATGTGGCGTGCACCAAGAGATTTAAATAAAATGTTACGCGGTTTAGACACTATTATAAATGAATATGATGAATATAGGCAACGTTCATTGAATACTGCTCAAGAATTATCATGGTTTAATCGCTCAAAAGAACTAATAGAATTATACAATAATCATATATGAAAGAAGTTTTAATTAATGAATATCACAATACTGATATTTTAAGAATTCCTCACAAAGAACCTCAAAACACAATTAACGTAAATTTTGTTAATGGAGCATTTTTTGAAGTATTAGGACCTTTACAAAAGAATTATAATGTAAAGTTTGTTAATACAAAAACTAATAGGGTATTATACGAAACAGATATTAGTAATAATATGTGGACTCGTACTAATATAAAATATTTGGTTAAATGGAGAATTGATCTATATGATAAAGAAACTAACCAAAAAGTATCAGAACATAATTTTGATCCTAAAGGTAAACGAGTTTATATTCATTTAGAAAGTTCAGCATTAGGAGATACATTAGCTTGGTTTCCTTATATTGAAGAATTTAGAAAAGAATGGGAATGTGAAGTTATATGTTCAACATTCCATAATGAATGGTTTGAAGGTAATTATCCTGAACTTACATTTGTTAAACCTGGATCTCAAGTAGATAGCTTATATGCTATGTTTAATTTAGGATGGTTTTATGATGACAAAAAAGTAGTATTTGATAAAATTCCAATTGACTTTAAAAAATATCCTTTACAACAAACAGCAACTGAAATATTAGGTTTAAAATATAAAGAAGTAAAACCAAAATTAATTTTACCGGAATATAAAACAGACATTGAAGGTAAATATGTTGTAATTGCACCTCATGCTTCAGCACACGCTAAGTATTGGAATTATCCAGGTGGATGGCAAACAATTATTGATTATTTAATTGATAAAAATTATAAGGTTGTTATGTTAACTCAAGAACCTCATAATGACAATTGGCATGATTCAAAATTAGGAGGTACATTACAAGGTATTGTAGATAAAACAGGTAATATTAAATTAGAAGATAGAATGGTTGATATTCGTGATGCTGATTTATTTATTGGTTTAGGAAGTGGATTAAGTTGGTTAAGTTGGGCTATAGGAACCCCTACAATTTTAATTTCAGGATTTAGTTATCCATATACCGAGTTTCAAGATTGTGAACGTATCTATCCTAAAGATATAAAAACATGTAGAGGATGTTTTAATCGCCACTGGTTAAATCCTGGTGATTGGGAATGGTGTCCAGATCATAAAGATACACCGCGTCAATTTGAGTGTACAAAAGTTATTAAACCTTCTCAAGTAATTGAATCGATTAACAAATTATTAAATATTTATTAACATGGAAAACAAAGTTTTAACACCAGAAGAGTTATTAAAATTACAAGAATTAGACAATAAAAGAGGACAATTAGTTGAACAATTCGGAATTATTGAAATAAACATTCAAGATTTAGAATTGCAAAAAGAAAAATTAATTGACGAGTTATCAAAATTAAAAGCAGCTGAATTAGATTTAGGTGGTTTGTTACAACAAAAGTATGGTGATGGAAACATCAATCTTGCTACGGGAGAAGTAATCTCTTAATAGCATTTTGAAGGTTTCTTACATATTTATAACAAAACATTAATCAAATCTAAAAATGGCAGAAACATTAATATCTCCGGGTGTATTAGCGTTAGAAAATGATAATTCTTTCGTTTCATCGCAACCAATTACCGTTGGAGCAGCTATCATTGGCCCAACAGTAAAAGGTCAAGTTGAGATCCCAACAGTTGTTCGCTCATATAGCGATTACCAAAATAAATTTGGTACAACTTTTTTAAGTGCTAGTCAAGTTTACACTTATTTTACATCAATTGCAGCTTTTAATTACTTTAACAATGGTGGTCAAACATTATTGGTAACAAGAGTAGTAAGTGGTAATTTTGCACCAGCAACAACAGCAACTGCTTCAGCAGTTGGAGCAAATGGTGGTGGAGTAACTATATTAAACTCATCTTCATTAGCTCAAGCTTTAGTATTAACTACTTTATCTGAAGGTGGTATTATGAACAGTTCTGGTTCATTAGATATTAGTGGTTCATTAGCTTCAGGCTCAGCAGATAACATCAGATGGCAAATTACAAATCCAGATGCATCAGCAGGTACATTTAACTTATTAATCCGTCAAGGTGATGATAACGCAAATACTCCTATTATATTAGAATCTTGGACTAATTTATCAATGGACCCAACAGCTCCAAACTATGTAGCTAGATTAATTGGTGACCAGTATAAAGCATATGATTCAAATGATAATCAAATTGTAGTAAACGGAACTTATCCTAATAATTCAAGATATGTTTATGTAGCTAGTGTTAATACACCAACTCCATTATATTTTGATAATAACGGACAAGCTAAACCAGCATTTACAGGTTCATTACCTAAAGCAGCAAGTGGTTCATTCACAGGAGCTGAAGGTTCATTAGCAACAGGTGTAAATGCAAAATATTATGATGCAATTATCTCAGGAGTAGCAAATACTCAAGGTTTAACAGGTTCAGATTATACTAACATGATTAACTTGTTAGGTAATGCTGATGATTATAGATACAATGTATTAATCACACCAGGTTTATTTGCTGCAGAAGCTAAAATTGGTGCTTCACAAGTAACAACTGCAATTAACAATACACAAAATAGAGGTGATAATATTTACGTAGTAGATTTAGTACCTTATAGCTCAAGTATTAATACAGTAACAGGTCAAGCAAATGCTAAAAATACTTCATACGCTGCAACATATTGGCCTTGGGTTCAAACAATTGATCCAGATTCTGCTCAATTAGTTTGGGTACCAGCTTCTACAGTAGTAGCAGGTGTTTACGCTTATAATGATAACGTATCAGAACCTTGGTTCGCACCAGCAGGTATCAACAGAGGTGGATTAAGTACAGTAGTTAGAGCTGAGAAAAAATTATCTCAAGCAAACCGCGATACTTTATATCAAAACAAAGTTAATCCAATTGCTTCATTCCCAGGAACAGGTATCGTAGTATACGGACAAAAAACATTACAAACTAAAGCATCAGCATTAGATAGAGTAAATGTTCGTAGATTATTAATTTCTCTTAAGTCTTACATTTCTCAAGTAGCTCAAAACTTAGTGTTTGAACAAAACAGTATTGCTACAAGAAACCAATTCTTAAGTCAAGTTAATCCATACTTAGAATCAGTACAACAAAGACAAGGTTTGTATGCTTTCAAAGTAATCATGGATGATTCAAACAACACCGCTGACGTAATCGACAGAAACCAGATGGTAGGTCAAATTTATATTCAACCTACAAGAACAGCAGAATTCATTTACTTGGATTTCAACATCTTGCCAACTGGAGCAGTTTTCCCAGCATAATTTTTTAAAATATAGATATTTATAACAAAAATAATAAATAAGCAAAATGGCAGTATTAGATCCAAACGAAATATTTTTCACAGCATTTGAACCAAAACAGGCGAACCGCTTCATCATGTACATTGATGGCATCCCTGCTTACGAAATCAAAGGTGTAGGTGCTATATCATTAACTCAAGGTACAGTTCCTTTAAACCACATTAACGTACAACGTTTTGTGAAAGGTAAAACAACTTGGGGCACTATTCAATTTACATTATTCGATCCTATCACACCTTCAGGTGCGCAGGCAGTAATGGAATGGGTACGTTTACACCACGAATCCGTAACAGGTAGAGATGGTTATAGTGATTTCTATAAGAAAGACTTAACATTCGACGTATTAGGACCAGTAGGTGATATCGTTTCAGAATGGATTATTAAAGGTGCATTAATTACAGAATCAAGTTTTGGTGAATACAACTGGGATACAGCAGATACAGCAGTTAACATTCAAATGACAGTTCAACCAGATTATTGTGTGTTGAATTTTTAATAAAATCAAAATTAAAATTAAAAGAGCTCGCATTTTTTGCGAGCTTCTTTTTTTTCCATATATTTATATACAACAACAAAGTTATAAAAAATAAAAATTATGAATGAAAACAAATTCCCTACAGAAACTGTAGAATTACCTTCAAAAGGTTTAGTGTATCCTGAAGGACATCCTTTAAGAAGCGGTAAAGTAGAAATGAAATACATGACCGCAAAAGAAGAAGACATTTTATCAAACCAAAACTTTATTTCAAAAGGTATTGTATTAGATAAGTTGTTAGAATCATTAACATTAGGTAAAATTGATGTTAAAGATTTAATTATAGGTGATAAAAATGCTATTTTTATTGCTGCTCGTATTTTAGGTTATGGTAAAGATTATTCTTTTACTTATGATGGAAAAGAATATACTGTAGATTTAAGTATAATTGAAAATAAAATATTTGATAATTCATTAATATCTCTAAAAGGAACTTTCTTTTTTACTTTACCTAAATCTGAAACTGTAGTAGAATTCAAACTTCTATCAGAAAAAGACGAAGAAAAAATTAAACAAGAAATTGAAGGTTTTAAAAAAATCAACAAGGATTCATCTACAGATATTACAACTCGTTTAAAACACCAGATAGTATCTGTTGATAATAATAATGATAAAAATTCTATTAAAGATTTTGTTGATAATTATTTATTAGCTATAGATTCAAGAGCTTTAAGATCATATATTAAAAGAATATCTCCGGATATTGATTTAAATTATAAAATAATTGTTAATGGTATTGAGGAGGATATCGATATTCCAATTAATCTTAACTTTTTTTGGCCTGACCTTAAATAACATCCCAGAAATAAGAAAATCCTTATTTGATCAAATCCACGAAATAATATTTCATGGTAATGGAGGGTATGATTATAATACCGTGTATAACATGCCTATTTGGTTAAGAAATTTTACCTTTAAAAAATTAAAAGAATGGTATGACCAATCTTCTAATAAAAACCAAAATAATGAAAATACATGGATACAAGGTAGTATAAAAGAAGAAGCTTCTAAAAATAAAAAAATCACACCTCCCTCTTATATAACGAAGGCATCAAAAAAATGATGCCTTCTAATATTTATAACATATTAATACCAAATGGCAGCAAGACAACCATCACCCGCAGAATTAAAAGAAGCATTAAGTTTATTAAAACAACTTAAAAAAGGATATGCTGACTTAGGTCAAGAAAATCCATTAGCTTCTATAAATGCTGATAATATTCAAGATGTAATAACACAAGCGGGAGGTGTCAAAAATATTTTAACTGACTGGACACTTCAATTAGATAAAGTAGAAGATAATTTAGAAGGTGTTGGTAAAAGTGCAAAAGGTTTATTCCAACAATTTAATAATATTATTGGAGAAATTAAAAAAGGCAATCAAAACATAGATATTGGTGCTAAATCTATGAGTACATTCCAAAAAAATGCTGAAAAATTAAAAAATGATCAACAAGGAATAACTCGATTATCTAAAATAGAACTTGAAACTTTACAAAGACAAAATAAACAAGCTGTTTCTAATTTAGATATAGCTAATAAAGCACTACAAAACCAAATTAATAGAGGAGAATTAGAAGGAGAAGCACTAACAAAAGCTCAAACATTATTATCTGAAAGACAAGATGAAGCTACAGCAATAAAAGATTTACTTAATTTAACTGAAGAAAGATTAGAAAAAGAACAAAAAATCCAAGAAACTTTAGGTGTAGGTGGTAAATTATTAGATGGCTTAAAGAAAATTCCAATTTTAGGAGATGTTTTAGATGTTAGTGGAGCTAAAAAAGCAATGGAAGAAGCTGCTGATGAAGGAGCAAATGGATTCCAAGCTATGGGTAAAGGAATTAAAGCTTTAGGTCCATCATTACAAGCTGCTTTAGGTCCTTTAGCTTTAATTGGGATAGCTGTTGAAGCTATTAAGTTTTTTGTTGGTGCTATGTTTGATGCTAATAAACAAAGTGTTGATTTAGCAAGAAATTTAGGTGTATCTACTCAAGAAGGAGAAAAACTTCGTCAATATTATATTGATAATAAAAATTTATTACAAACTCAATATAAATTAACAGCGGCTCTAGTTGAATCACAAACCCAATTATCTGAATTATCTGCCTTATCTAATGTTTATTCTTTAGATGCTTTAGATGCTCAAACTCAATTAACTAAAGAAGTAAAATTACAAGCTGAAGATGCTTCTAATTTAAATAAAATTTTTATAGTAAATGGTGAAGAAAGTACAAAAGCATTAGATAACGCTTATGATACAGTAGCTGAATATGCTAATCAAAATAAAGTATTATTTGATAGTAAAAAAATATTATCTCAAGCTTCTAAAGTAAGTGGTCAATTGCTAGTTTCATTTAAAGGAAGCACTACAGAATTAATTAAAGCTGTAATGCAAGCTAATAAACTAGGTATTAGTTTAGAACAAGCAAAAGGAATTTCACAATCAATGTTAGATTTTGAAAGTTCTATTTCAGCTGAAATGGAAGCTGAATTACTTACAGGTAAAGATTTAAATTTAGAAGATGCTAGAAGATTAGCTTTACAAGGTGATTTTGCAGGAGCAGCAGCTGCAGCCCTTAAAAATGTTAAAAGTTTAGAAGAGTTTCAAGGAATGAATGTTATTCAACAAGAAGCCTTAGCTAAAGCAGCAGGTCTAACCGTTGATCAACTTTCAGATGCTCTTATCCAACAAAAATTTCAAGGTACTGAAACTGGTGAACAAATAAAAAGATTAAAAGAAGCCGGAATGGTTGAACAAGCTAATGCTTTAGCTGCTGGTAAATTAGTTGGTGAAAATTTAAAAACAGCAACTCAACAATTAAATGCTCAAGAAAAATTTAATCTTGCTGTTGAACAAGCTAAAGAAGTATTTTCAGATTTAGTAAGTGGTGGAGCTTTACAAACTTTAGCAGATGCTCTTCAAGGATTAGCTAATAGTTCTTTTATTAAAGGATATGCTGAGGAAGGAGAAGCAAAACGAATTGAAAAAGAACTCCAAGAAAAAAATAAAAATAAACCAGGTTCAGTATCACAAAAAGATTTAGATATAGCTAAATCAGCAACAGATCAAAAAACAGTAGGTGAACAAGTAGGTAAAGTAGCAGGTTACACAGCGGCTGGAGCTGCTATAGGTTCTGTTGTTCCTGTACTTGGTACACTTGTTGGAGCAGGTATAGGAGCTATTGTAGGAATTGTAGCTAATGCCCAGTCTAGAGAATCAGCTAAAGAAGATTTGGCATCATCTAAAAAAATAGCAGAAACACAACAAATTAAAGGATATGATAAAACTGAAATAAAAGCTAATGATTTTACAATTCGTACTCATCCAAAAGATGAATTAGTAATAGCTGGTGGTACTAATTTAGGTGGAAAAGAAAATAAAGAAGTAACAATGTTACTTAAAGAACTTATAAAAGCTACCCAACAAGGAAAAGATGTAAGTTTAAATTTAAGTGGTTTTAGAGTTCAATAATCTTAATATTTATAATAAAATAACACAACAATGGCACTATTAGATAAATTAACAACCGCAGGTTCAGTATTAACTGATTTAGATGGTAAAACACCTAAAGCATATGAGGGTATTTCTAACTACGAAAAAGATTTAGCTACTTCACAATTAGATTTAGGTGGTAAATCACCTCTTAAATATGATGGTATTTCTAACTACGAAAAAGTTTTAGCTACTTCACAATTAGATTTAAACGGAAAAACACCAGTTAAATACTCGGATAACCTACCTAGATAATGGGGTTAATCGACTTAAAGACTGATCTTAAGTCCCTAAGATATGGGAAGGATACCCTTGGTGGAGGGTATAGTGGCCAACCTTATATTCAAACATCAATACCCGATAGTTTTAATGATTTAGGAGCTAATGAAGATTTTATTTTACGAGGTGGTATAAGTGCTGTAAGAGATTCTCTTACAGATATTAAACGTTTAGGTAAAATGTTTATTGATACAAAGTCGCCTAACGGTTTACTTTTTATTGCTAAACAACAATTATTATCCCGTACAGCAGTTCGTACACAAACAAGTGGTCGTACATTAAATGAAGGTGTATATTCTCCATTAAATACATTAGCACAAGCCGGTCTAGTAGCGTTTGGTGGTCATTTAAGTAAACAAGGCCTTAATCCATTCGCTGAAACTGGAATAGATGCTACAAACGATGCTTTATATGATTATAAAGTTAAATCAACTCAACCATTGGCTAACAATAGATTAGTTAAACTATATAATTTAACTAGTAATAAGGAAAATGGAAAAAAAGAAGACGGAATTACTTTTAACCCAGGTATTGAGGGGAATAGTAGTAATGTTATGATTTATACTGGTGGTCCTGGTTCTATATTAGGAGTAGGAAACACAGCTATAAGATATTCAAAATTATCTCAAACCCCATTAACTAAATCTCCATTTCTATCTAATTTTACAACAACCCCTAATACATTAGGACAAAATAATTGGGCTTTTAGTTCTAAATTAATTGAACAACAACCAGATACTACAGCTTTAAATGGTGCTTCAAATCCTACAATTAAGGATTTTAGACAAATATTAAGAGCTAGTTTAGGTGAAACAAATAGTAAAATAGCTGCAGATAGTGGTGCAACACCTTATTCTCAAGACTACAGTATTGGTGGTGCTGCTAACTTTACTCAACGAGTAAATATTGGAGACCCAGGACAACGAGGAAACAATAACTATGCAGATTATGAATTAGGAGTTCTTAATAAACAGGAAAAGTCAGCATATAGTAATGTTAGTTTAAAAGATATAGGTGATAGCCCATCTACTTTACGAGGAGGTGCTCCAACAGATCAATTTGGTTTAGATAAAATAAATTCTTTACCAATTTATAGAAGTGAAAATGTATCTAAAGATGATATAGTAAATGATTTTGTAAAATTTAGAATTGCTGTTATTGATAATGATGATCCTGCTTATAAAACATTTATGCATTTTAGAGCATTTTTAGGACCCATATCAGATTCTTATAATGCTACTTGGAATGGATTTAATTATTTAGGAAGAGGTGAACAATTCTTTACTTATGGTGGGTTTACTAGAACAATTTCATTATCGTGGACAGTAGCTGCTCAATCAAAGCAGGAACTTATTCCAATGTATAAAAAATTAAACTATCTTGCATCAACATTAGCACCAGACTATAGTCCTAACGGTTATATGAGAGGTAATTTAGTACAATTAACAATTGGTGGTTATTTATATGAACAACCTGGTTTTATAACTGGATTAACATACGAAATGGGTGAAGAAAGTCCATGGGAAATAGGAATTGGTACAAAATATGGTACAGGAGATGGAACAGTAAAAGAATTAACTCAAATTATTAAAGTTACAGGATTTAACTTTACACCAATCCATAATTTTATTCCAAGACTTCAAAATAATTCATTTGGAAATGAGGGTGAAGGATTTGCTTCATCATATGGACAAGAAAGATTTATATCATTAGCAAATGGTCCGGATGATAAAAACAGTAACTATAATTATTCAGATACTACACCACCAACCCCTATTAATCCAATTCAACCTACTACTATTGCAACCCCAGCCCCATCAAATGAATTAAGACCCGTAAATCCAGTTTAATAAATGAATAGATATCAAAACATACCGAAAACAAAAATTGATGGAAATCTTGTTTACCAAACATCAAGATATCCTGAGGTACAATTATCTGTAAATGACATTTATGTTTACACAACACAAGGTGACAGGTTTGATATTTTAGCTCAACAATATTATAAAGATAGTTCCTTATGGTGGGTTATATCAATTGCTAATAACGATTTAAATCAAAGCACATTAATAATCCCAGAAGGTATCCAAATACGAATACCAGCAAACTACTCTAACGTAGTAAGAAATTTTAACGCAATAAATGCCTAAATATGTCCAATATAGTAGGAGAAGGTTTTAATCCAATAATTGTAAAACAAATTGACCAACGTCAAAAAGTATATGGTTCAGTAAATAGAACTAATGAACAACTATCTTATCTAAACGCTAGAACAGGTTGGGTAAGATTAGTATCATCTGTTGATTTAATAGATAGTAATATTAGAGGTGGATTTGGTGTAGGTGGTTCTAATTTAGCTAAAGAAAATGTTTTATTTAGTGGTACTACAACTCAAAAACCAACGATAAACGAGGATGGAAAAATTATTAGTAATAATTATTCAAGAGGTGGTATATGGGATGGTAAATCAACAATTGGTGAAGACGAAGTAAATCAACCTTACAATTATTATGCTTACGGAATGGGTGGAACGGATTATGGTTTACGCCCTATGCCTGGTATTAAATCCGCAACCATTAAAACTGAAACTCGTGGTTCAATTAAAACAGCAGAAGTAAAAATCCAAGCCAATAACAGACAACAATTTGATGTTATTGATCTATTATATATGCGTTTAGGATTTTCAATATTGTTAGAATGGGGCAATAGTTCATATTTTGATAATGATAATAATTATATAACAGATAACCCACATAGTTTATCAGATGAATTTTTATTAGGTAGATTAAAATACAATACAGTATAT